CAGGAATTTGGACCAGTTCTAAGAACCCACCCGCTGCTGATACCAGCGCAATCGATCATTCACACCGTTTGGACTACTCTGGCCAATGGCGCAGCGCTCCCTCCAAGAGATTTCCATGGAGGCTGTGGACGTTGTCGCCTTCCGGGCTCGTGACCACCTTTCAACCTATGTCAACAAGTACAAGGAGATTGGTGATCAGATGCAGTTCCTGCAACACGTGGTGCAGATGCAAGCCTTCACTGAGGCCCTGACCACTTTGGCTTGGACCATCTTGGCTCTGACCATCGTAGTTTTAGGGTTCGCGGCTGCCATTCAGATGATTTATCACATCAGGATATGGCATCTGCGCCGTAGTTCCCGCTTCGTTGGCACAACCAGCCAGCCAGTTGGCGCCTTCAAAGGCCCTTTCGGCAAACAGTACTACAGGCCTCATGTTGGAGGTCAGCTCTACGAGATAGTACCTAGCAAGATTGTGGTTGAGCAGGGCGGCTCCATCGAGACCGGCAAGCTCGACCTTGTTCTTGTTCCCTGCTCGGAAGAGCGAGATGAATCGATACTGCCGGGCTCAAGCCCGGCTCGCCCTTGCATCCAGTCCCCTGGATATCTTGTCCAAATAGGCCTCCCAGAGGCCGGGGACAATGCTACGATGCTTGGAGCGGGGGTGCGGCTGGGGCAATACCTCATCACCGCACGTCACCTTTTTGAGAAATCTACGATGGCCGGCTATCGCAGCCCGTATGTCACTCTCATCAAGAATGGGTTCAAGCAGACCTGTAGGCTTCCAGAGCCTATAGCCTGCCCGGTGCCTCCAGGCACTGACACATCGTGCTCATGGCTCGACCTCGTTGCCTACGATCTCGGGGACACTCCGTTCTCCGTGATCAAAGCTAAGTCTATGCGGATGACGGACCTTCAAGTCTACGCAGACTCGACTCTTGAAGTCTACGGTCAGCCAGGCGACAAGCTCCTAGTATCCACAGGAGCTGTCATCCCCAACGATGCTCTTGAGGCCACTAAAGGTGTTTTTAAGCACACGGCCAACACAGTCAGCACCTTTTCAGGATCTCCTATTGTGATCTCGCGTTCAGGGTCTCTCAAGATGGTTGGGCTCCACCTCTGCGGAGGGGAGCGTGCCAATTACGGCATAACCAGCTCTGCTGTAATGGCTTTCTTGAGGTTCCACGAGGAGTTCGCTCAGTGGACCACCCCCTCCTCTTCACCCAGGATCTTCCGCACCTTGCTACCCAAGGGCCTAGAGGAGACCCCCGTGGAGGACGAGTCCCGCCAGGGCAGGCGCAGGTTTGCGCATTTCGACTACGGGGCATTCTACACCTCGGAGGAGAAGAGGATGAACGAAGAGGAGGAGCGCATCAAGAGCTACCACTACGGTGACACTGAAGGCATCGCGCTTGGGTTGAATCCTAGTCGCAAGGACATTTATGACGACAGCAAAGTCGCGGCTGTTTCCGAGCAGCCATCTCCGCGTACAACACCGGAGAGCATCCCCAAGCGCCCGTCACCGAGCACGAGACTGGATAGGCCGTGCCGGATTCCGCGCCACCTCGTCGAAGGCGCGACGATCGAAGAGTCTGTCTGCAAGGCAGCAACGGCCGATCAGTGGCCTAAGTCCACGCTCCCGTTCCACAATGGGGAGAAACATACGTGGGCTAAGACCACTAAGGACACTCGTGATCCTTTGGAAGCGCGGAACCTCACCCCAGTCGAGGTTCGTGCACTCGATACTTACTTCTTGGAGGATGATATTACTGCCCTCGAAACTATCGTGGGCGTAGGCGCTCGTTCTTTGCTGTGCTTACCAGCTTTCGCCGAGTTCAATCGGTACATCAACGCCGGGAACGTCAAATTGGATCCCCAGGCCATTTCCAAGTACGGAGCCCCCAACCTCCTTGACAAGAAGAAGAACCTGCATGCTTACCCTTGTGGCACTTGCAGTCGAACCAATAGCGTCAAAGCGCGGAGGTGCGATCTCCCACCAGCTTACCTCGAGGCCCTCAAGTCCCTCGGCCCAAAAGGCCAAGAGGCTGCCTCGAAGATTGAGGGCTATCGGCTCCCTCCTAGCGCCCCTAGTGACATCTTTGATTCTCTTGCGGGCCAGTGCGCCCGCCAGACGCCCGGTAACTGGGATACCCTCTGCGCCCAGCCTCTTTTCGAGCAGAAAGTCGAAGCCTTCTGCTCTAACTACAGCGTGACTCCGAGCTTCACCGACACTTCTGTGTCCGCTCACGTCGACCGTTATGCTGACAATGCCGACGGTGATAAAAGCGCTGGCTGGTCCGCCCGTTACAAGGCTGGCAACAAGTCAGCCTGGACACGATCGGCTGAGGGAAGGGACCTGTTGGCATATCTCGTGTCATGTAGGCTCGCCCTCCGCGTTGCCGAGGGCCCCAATCTCCACTACCTCTCTGCAGAGGACGCCATTCGCCACGGCCTAAAAGACCCTGAAGACTGTTTTGTCAAGGGTGAGGCTCATGGACCTGAGAAGGCGGCAGCCTGCAGGTGGCGTTTGATTTGGATCACATCTATTGTCGACGCCGCGCTGCAGGAACTGTCGCACCATGCTCAGAATAAAGCGGATATAGTGGATTACTCCACGGGCCGCCTCAACGTCCAAGCCATTGGCTTAGGGCACCATGATGAGGGCATCACCCGGCTTGGAGAAGCTTTCGACAAGATTGCCGACGGCGGATCCCTCGGTGGCAGCGACGCCTCTGGTTGGGATCTCAGCGTCTGCGCGGATCTCATGTACTTTGACGCTGAGCGCAGGGCCTCCAGGTTACCCAAGGTTGACCTACTCGCTCGGGACATCCTCTGGGCGGAGGCCGCTGTGTCTGCCAGGCACATCCTCGCCATTGGCAGCGAGCTCATGACTTTCACCAATTTTGGTGTTGTGGGCAGCGGAATGCCTTCCACAAGTGCAACAGCCTCTCCAGGACGCGTCTTCGGCCTCCTTATCTGCGGGGCCGACGCTGGCATTGCTGCTACTGACGACGCTGTCCAGCGTGGCTCAGTCGATGAGGCTCTCTTGTCCACCACAGGGGTCATCGTCAAGGAGGGTAGCCGCTGGTCCTCAGGGCCAAACGGCCCAGTGGACTTCACTTCTCACATCTTCACTAAGACCGATGGGAAGTGGGGGGCTACCTTTGACAACTTTCCCAAGATGCTGGCCTCTCTCGGCCTAAAGCACTTGACGGAAGACCCCGAGACAGGCAACCTGCTTCCACCTCCCGGGGACGCGTTGGCTGGGATGAGGTTCGCGCTCAGGCACACCCCTGAAGCAGACAGCCTTTTGGTCGCGTTGTGCGAGCGCCTCAAGTGGCCCGTCCCAAGTCCACTCGACGTGGACGTCGACCTTTGATCATGAGATGTCTGGACCGCAGTTAAGTCCCCTGCGGCGTCCTCAACGGGCACCAAAGACACACACAGAGTTCTTTGGCCTACAGTCCAGATAGCAAACGCTGTTGCTGAGCCTGAGAGTAACCTCTCCGCCCGGCACTAATACCGTCACACTAGGTGACAGTACGCTGAGCCTGAGAGCGACCCTCTCCGCCCAGCCTAATTATAGACAGTCTGCTGAGCCTGAGGGGTGGAGCCTCCTTGCTTGGCCTAATACCAGACAGTCCGCTGAGCCGAGAGTGACCCTCTCCGCTCAGCCTAATACAATTCCCACTCTTCCGCCTATACCAGGCGCCTCGCTCGCGGGATCGCCCGCCGCTCGCTCACACAGGAGCGAGTCTACCCGATCATTTACACGGGATTCCCCCGCTCAGACCCTCCTCCCAAATGACTGGCAAACAAGGTCCAAGGAAGCAGCCAGGCCCAAAGAACCAAGGCCAGCGTCAGCCTTCCCAGGGCCAGAGCTCCCAGGCCCGGCGGGAACAAGAGAACACCCGCCGAGCCCTCCAGTCCATGCTAGACAAGCGGCTGAACCAATTACGAGCACCAGCCCCACAGCGAAGTCTTACGCAGACAAGGTCTGGTGGGCGAAGCTACGCGCCCGGTTCTCAAAGGTCTCCTTGGACTTTGAAGCACGGAGCAGCCAACCGCACTGACGTGCACATTTCACGCGCAGTCTACGGGGTTCATGTTCCTGATGCTGGCACCGGCTTGGAGAAGCTTTCGGCAAGTCCTGCCATGCAAGACCGCGCAGTTACGGCCCTCTCAGACCTCACCGACGGGCAGTGGTCTAAGACGTCAGTTCTCCTTTACCATTCTTACCCTCATCACACGTCCGTTACCTCTCCTGCTATGTGCCCTTTTGTTTTGGCCGAGGCTGGGGCTACGCAAAGCGGAGGAGTGCTAAATGACGCATATGCTACACTCTTGCTGTCTACTCCTCGTGAGACCAGCCCCGCATCCCTTGCTCTTTACAGCCACCCTCCCTTGGGAAGTGGGGGGCTACCAAACCTCCACGGCGCCATCGCCACCAACCGTACCAATAGAGACCCAGACGTCCGCTGGTCACAGCGGATCCTTACCTCTCATTTGCGTGTCACAATTACAGGTGGCCACTCATTGAGAGGCATCTTCTCTTGGCAACCAGCGGTGGCTGATTGGACGACAGTTAAGTTATACGATATCCCCAGGCGCATCGGTACTGAGGTGCACACAGTCCACCGCAAACATTTTGCAGGAAGCCGTACTGTAATTGACATCCCGCTTTTCCTTTGCGATCCTGCCCTCTACGGACGCATGTCCCGAGTGGGCATTGAAGATGAGACTGACACGCAAAAGAGCGAGGTCGAGAATGTTGACCCATGGGGAACAATCTGCGCAATCTTTGAGGAGATGGCTTGGGCTTCTACAGACCCGGTTCCCAGGATTGAGGTCGTATGTACTGAGAAGATACAGAGTGAGCTCCCATCGAGTGAAGACCACCTGGACAACTCAGCGACGCACACGACCGTCCCACCTGAGCGGGCTCCCCCAGTCACTAAGGACCGAGTGCGCCCTCCAAAACAGACAGCGGAGAGCCCTAATCTTAGGGGAGGGGCTAAGTAGGACCCCAGCAGAGCTCCTTCGGGAGGCTCTGCCAGGAAATCAGTGGGGATAGATTATCCGGGCAATCCGCAGCCTTTCTCTCAGCTGCAGGTTGCCAAGCTCCAGGCCATGGCTGAGAGGGCCCAGGTGCGCGATGTCTTTGGCGATGTCGCCTCTTCGGTCCTCAACAACGCCCTGTCCCGCAAGACGTCACCTCCTCAGCACGCTTTGCCTTGGCGCCGCCCGCCGCCCCAATTTGGCTTCGGCTAAAGGGTCGGGCGGATGAGAGACAGGGAGAGACATCGAGAGAGAGATGGAGAGAGAGAGATAGAGAGCCTGCCAACTGGCAGTTAGTTCCGTTTTCAATCTACAGTTTTCCGTTTTCAATCTAGAGTTTTAGATTACGGCAG